AAGTACGAGTTACACGCAATGGTGCTTTAGGTTTGCGTGTTTGTTTTTTAGGTTTAATCTCTACAACAAATTTTTGATATGTACCATCTGATTTTCTAACTTTCATATAGAAATCAGGATAGTATCTATGTGGCCTATTGTCAACTGAACGATATGATATTGCTATTTCTTCACTACCCCATTCCAACACACTTCTATTCTTATCACAATATATCATAAAACGTTTCTCCCAACTGGACCTATAAATAATGTTGTTTACATTGCCTTTATATTTCTGTGGGTTCAATGGTTTAAATATACCTTGATAGGGTCGTTTATCTATATTCTTCAACTTCTTCATAAATCTATTTATTACCAACATAAATAGTAATATGGCAAGCGTATTTGACACTATAAAAACACGTGCTGGGGATACAACAAAGTCTGCTACTTGGTATAGAACACAAGTAAATAAGATTGCAAGTAATAAAACAGCAGGTCAATTGTTTAGAGAGAACAAACTAAATGGTCGTCCTAGCGTAGGTAGATTGAACTTATTTGGGTACAATCCTAAATACAGAAAAACATTACCTTATTATGATGTATTCCCTTTGGTGTTACCATTAGAACCAATATCAGGTGGGTTTATGGGTATGAACTTTCACTATCTACCACCAATGTTGAGATTTAGATTATTAGAACGTATGCAGGCAACAGCAACAGATAGTAGATTTGACGATAAGACAAAATTCAATGTAAACTATGATGATGTAAAGAATATAAAAATTGTGAAACCAACAATCAAAAAGTATTTGTACTCATATGTACAGACAGGTTTTTTAAGAATAAATGCTGATGAGGCTGCAACAGCAATTTATCTACCTGTACAAAGATTTAAAAAGGCATCTGAAGCAAAAGTTTATTCAGACAGTAGGAGATTTATTTAATGTCAATAATTAGTGTAGGTAAAAAGATAGGTGATTTAGATATACGATTAGGTATACCACCATCTAAAGCACAATTTGATGTAAGCGAAACTAATAAAAGATTTTCAGTAAATAATGTTACATCTAATTATAATTCAGTTTATAACATATTCAGATCAGGCATAACACAATCAGGTGGGTTTGCAAGACCGACACAATTTATGGTTACGATTGATGGTCCTAAAGCAACACAGTTTGGCGATACATCAATATACGCTGACGCAAAAGGTAAAGACCAGGCTGCTCGTATGGCAAGAAGTGCTAGATTGTCAGCGGCAATAAAAAAGAATATGCAGTTAAGAATGGATCTATTCTGTTCAAACGTTAATTTACCTGACAAGACTATTACAGACGATACAAATGAAACGTATTATGGTCCTAAAAGAGCATTTGCTAAAAATGTACAATTCAATGAGATAACATTAGAATTTTATACCAGTATAAACTATGATGAGCGAATATTTTTTGAGGCATGGCAAAACAGTATAGTTGATCCTGTATCACATAACGTAGGTTACTATGATGATTATGCTACGCCATGTATGATTACAATTACACCATTAACTAAAACGTTTATGGCTGCATTAGCAGGTTTTGAACCAACAGGTGATATACTTGCAGATAGAGATAAGATCAGACAATCACTAGGTGATAACTCTGGTTTCTCATCTTATCAAGTGCAAATGTATGAAGTGTGGCCTAAAACAATTGCTGCTACACCATTAAGTTATGACGCAGTAAATCAAATAGTAAAAACAAGTGTTACATTTACATACAGAAATCATGCTACTACAGCATGGAACTTTTTAGGTAAAACATCAACAGCAGAATACAGCACATTAAACAGAAACGAATATAGAACTAATACGACAGCAATACAAGGTAATCTACTAGACAACCTACCTTTTGGTATAGGTAATGAGATAGGTAGAGCAGGTCGTCAAGTGTATGAAACACTTAAAAAGAATTTGCCTATTGGGCGAACAACGGGAGGACGTGTGTTCCCGAAAGGTCTACCAGACCCTAGAATCATACGTGATTTATTATATTAATAAGGAGTTAAATAATGAGTTTATCATTTATAAAGGTGCCTGAATATAGTTTGAATTTATCAAATAATGTAAAGGTGAAATACAGACCATTTTTAATAAAAGAAGAAAAAGTTTTATTGATGGCTGTAGAGAGCAAAGATGAAAATGAGATGAACAATGCTCTAATTAAAGTTGTTCAACAATGTACATTATCACAAGTAGATGTAACAAAGTTACCAGTATATGACTTTGAATATCTTTGGTTAAATATACGAGGTAAATCTGTTGGTGAAACTATAGAAATGAAATTGAAATGTCCAGATGACGATACCGTTTCTGTTGACTATCAATTAAAATTAGAAGATGTTAAACCTGACTTTGATAAAAGGGTTAATACGAAGATTGAATTTGAAAAAGACTATGGTGTGATAATGAAAGTGCCTACGATTATGCAGATTGCTAACAAAAGAACAATGTTAGATTTGTCTTTTAATTTAGTTAGGGATTGCATTGCTCAAATATACAATGGTGAAGAAGTACACGAAGCACATGATTTATCTAAAGAAGAACTTGACGAGTATGTTGAACATTTAACTACAAAGCAGTTTAAACAGATTAGAGAGTACTTTGAAAGTTTACCTATTGTATCACACCTGATTAAGTATAACAATCCTAAATCAGGTAAAGAGTTTACATTATTGTTACAAGGGGCATCAGATTTTTTTCAGTAGCCCTCTTGCATGAAAACCTGGAGAGTTTGTACCGTACTAATTTTGCATTAATGCAGTACCATAAATACTCTTTAAGTGAATTAGAAGAAATGATACCATGGGAGAGGGAGATATATGTTGAAATGCTTATGCAACATATAAAAGAAGAAAACGAAAAGATAAGAGAAAAACAAAGAAGAGGATAATTATGTTTGAAGAACAGAAAAAAGACGCAGTAGAAAAGATTAAATGGGTATGGTGGTTTTTTAAAGAAGAACTTCCACAATTCTTATCTAACTGGAGAACGGTACCTAGAATTATGATGGTACTATACGGATTAGTATTTTATAACACAATGCAATGGTTTATGGCATTAGAGAATCCTAACAACGCACAGGCAGGGTTTGTGTCAGTAGTTGTTGGTGCTGGTGCTGCTTGGTTTGGGTTATATGTTAACGGCAAATCATCAAAAGTACAAAAAACTAAAAAATTCAATCCTGAGGATGAACAAATAGGTTAATAAATGCCAGAGCAAGTAAAATTTAAGAAATCTAAACCTAACTTTAAAGCCATCTTACAGAAACAAAAAGAGATGGAAGATGATGAGAAGTTTGCTATATCTGATTCGTTACAAGAATATATTGATACGATAGGTAAAAAGGCAGGTTATCAGAACCAAGAGAAGTTAGAAAAGGCCAATATCAGACCAGATGTAATTAACTTTGTTGATAATTACACTATCAGTAGCCTTGATAGTATTAAAGGTATGGAGTATGATGAGGCACTACAATTGCAATCATCAACTGAAAAGAGTATATCAGAAATAGAAGGTACTGGTCAGTTAAATCAGGCAGAAATAGATTTTATTAGAGCAACGGTAGGTGAAACCAACAACAGATTAAAAGAAGTGTTGAAAGTATCTACAAGGTTGAAGTTTGCATTTAGAGATTTGAAGAAAGAACTTAAACCTCTAAAACTTGCTGCTAGATTAGGTATCACAAGAATACCTATTTTAGGAAAAAGAATTGAGAGAGCAATACGTGCTGAAGAAGAAGGTGAGTCAGAAGCATTACGTATGAAAAGAGGCTTAAGAAAAAGAGAAGCAAGAGATACCAGAAAAATGGGTGATACAACACCATCAGCACCTAACGACCAGAGTCAAGCTCAACAGAATAAAACAATTGCAAAACAAACTACTGCTGGTATTATGGCTATTGACAATCAACCGGTATCAAAAGGAGCAGATAGAGAAGAACTTGTTGAGCAAGAAAGAGAGTCAGACGCTCAGTTTGAAACTACAAGTGGCACATTAGAGAGAATACTTGAAGAAGCAGAATTAACAAATGAATTACTAGGTGGCAAAAGAGGTAAAAAAGGTTCAAAAGATGATGATGACAAAGATGGTTTTAGCATACTAGAAGTTTTAGGTATGAAAAAATTACACGACTTTGTTAAAGCAGGAAAAGTTGCAACACTTGTTAGAAATTTAGGTGCTTTATCTGCTACAGCAGGCATATTTACTTTAGCTGCTGGTGCAGGTATTGGTCTTGGTAAATTGATTGTAGCAATAGGGATGTCAAATGTAGGTGAAGAAGAAAAAAAAGTTTTAAACGATATAAGTAGTGATTTGTCAAGCTCAGCAAATAATGAAGGTGTATTAGATGAAGACATACAAGCAGAGAACGAATTAAAAAGAAATGCTCAATTAAAAGACGAGTTTAATAGAGGTATAAAAGAAAATAAACTACCAGCAGACATGACCTTTGAACAATATAAAGAGGCAAAAACAAACGCAGGTATAAAAAGAGAATTAAAATTTGAAGGATTTATGGGTACAAATCTATTCAAAGAAACAAATCAAATGAAAGCTGATGCTGATTATGGAGCGATAAAGGCACAATTTTCAGAGGATCAAGTAAGTAAAATGATAGTGCCACCATCAGTTAAAGCAAACACCGAAGGCAAAATTGAAACTGCTAACACAATAACAGCAGACGGTGTAGAAAAAGGTTCACAAATAATAAACAACAGTAACAATAGTGGTAATACAGTAGTCAATAATCAAAACAATGTTGACGCTTCAAATACACAAAATAAAACAGAATATGGGTCATCAACAATAGGCACTAAAAATACACACTATCCATCAGAGATATATTAAGGTAGATAAATATTAATATGAAAGCATTTAAAGTAATCGGTAACATAATCAAAGGTCTTAATAAACCTCAATCAGTCCTAAAAGGTTTTACATCACCAGTTTCGTTTCAAACTATAGCGACTAAAAAAGGTGTTATCAATTACAATCCTACAAACGTAGATTATTCTGCTCACCCTATAACAGATAGTAATAAGTTTTATGTTTATCCTATAGACAAAGATGACCAAGAGCATTACATCTTATTTGATATTATAGAAAGAAGAAGTAAAGGTGGTCAGAATACAAGTGTTGCAGGTACACAATTTACAAAAAGAGCAGACAATTTAGACGAAGTTGTATATGGTGCTAACAGATTTTTTAGTGAGGGTACTACTTCAGGTCTATTAGGTATACCTACAGGTAAAGGTGCATTTAGAGAAGTAAAAACTACAATCGCTATTTACATGCCACAAACACTTAAATTCAATTTACAGGCAGACTATGGTGCTGAAGAAATAGGTGGTGGTTTAGGTGCTTTATCAAAGTTAAGGGATGCAATGAATAGTGGTGACTTCTTCGGTGCTGATTTAGGTGCAGTTGGCGCTCAGGTCGGTAAATTAGTTACAGGTTTAGGATCATTTGCCAGTGGTGGTTTAGGTGCAGGTGTGAATGCTGCTGTACAACGTAGAACTGGTGTTGCACCAGCAGCCATGACAGAAATGATATTTAATGGTATAGATTATAGAACGTTTAGTTTTACGTTTAAGTTTACGCCTAGAAGCAGAAAAGAATCAGATGTAGTAAACAACCTATTACATGCTATCAAAGACGGAATGTTACCAACAAGAATTGGTACAAAAAGTATTGCTGCTTATCAAGTACCACATGAGTTTGTAATTAGATTTATGAAAGGTACTAAAATCAATCCATACCTAGATCAAATAGGGTTATGTGCTTGTACAGGTGTTGATATAGACTACGGTTCAGATAAGTTTTCAACACATGCTAGTGGTGATCCTGTATCAATAGACGCAACATTAACGTTTAGAGAACTAGAACTAATGGAGAGAACGAGATATAACGAATTAAGAAGTAGTGCTCAAAATCAGGAGAACTATTAATGCCTAATTATTTCAATTCCTTTCCTAAAATTTACTATGACGCAGTAGGCAAAGGTGATTATAAGTTAGTCACAAACCTATTAACACGTGTACAAATGAAAAGAGGTTTAAAAGATAGTGGTGCTTTATTTGACCTATACGACATAATGGGTGAAGACACACCTGAATCAGTATCAGAGCAATACTATGGCGATCAGCAGTATTACTGGATTATACTATTGTTCAATGATGTAAAGGATAGATTTTATGACTGGCCGTTAACATCAACTCAATTTGAGAAGTACGTACAAGATAAGTATAGTGATGTTAATGGTATACATCATTACGAAGTTACCCAATCAAGTGGTGCCACATCATCATTTGACGACTCACACAAAATACAAGTAAACAGCACCGTGTCAGGTGCTACAAGTGTAACTAACTATGATTATGAGCAAAGATTACAGGACAAGAAATCAAGGATCAAATTAATTAGACCTGAATTTTTAGAATTAATTACGGAAGAGTTTAGAACATTGATAGGAGCGTAATATGTCAACAGACGCACCAAAATATGATGATTTAAATAACAGATACCCTGGCGACTTTAGATCAGGTGAAATCATTTTATATGGTTACAGCGGTACACAATTTGATATATCAGGTTTAACAGCTGTGGTCAACGTTTATCAAAACCTAGACTCACCATTTCTATCAGGCAACATTTTATTCTTTGACACAATGGGTATACAAACCAGTTTACCTATTATAGGTAATGAGCATTTAGAGTTTAAATTTAGAAACCCAATTGACGCTGCAGGTGATGAAGAATTAAATGCTACTAATCATAGATTTAAGGTGTATGAAAAGAGATCGGTAAAGACAACACAAAACGTACAAGCAATTGCTTTGTTCTTTACATCAATCGAGTCAGTACGTAACGAAAGAGTACGTGTTTCAAAATCATTAGAAGGTTCATTTGCAGAAATGGTTGACAAGTTAGTCAAGTCAGATAAAGAATTATTGAACTCTAAAAAAGACCTATTCATTGACGCAACATTAGGTAATTACAAGTACACATTCCCAAATGTACGACCGATAGATGGTGTAAAGGCAATGGCAGACCTAGCAGAACCAATTAATTACAAGACACCACACTATATGTTTTATGAGAACAATAGAGGTTTTCATTTTAGATGTTTAGAATCATTGTATAGAGAAGGTGCTGATACAACACAAACCAGAAAGTTTGTTGCTTTTATAGACCTAGTATCAGCAAGTAATCCTAACTTTAGTCCACCTGATGGTGAGGCAGAATCTGTTGTAACTAAACCATATTCATTTTCATTTGACGCTTCATATAACATATTAGCAAATACAAGAAAAGGTATGTTTGGTAGTATGACCTATGCTCACGACCTGATTGATAAGAAGTTTATCAAATCAAAACTATCATATACAAACTACTACGAACAAGCATTACACATAGACGCACCGACTGGTGCTGGTAACAAATATCAAGGTGTTATGCCACCAGGTCCTGCTGACTTTGATGATGATTACACCGTAGATGATAAGTCATATACAAGTGAAAATAAGAACCAGATTAATCGTTTACATGCTAGTAAACTATCTAAAAACAAAATTGATAAACGTAAATACATGGATGATTACCTATCACGTGTATTTGTAGAACCTGCTACTAAATGGAATCATAGACGTAATAGTGAAGGCATAGGTACAGACAAAAGAGCAACAGCAAAACAGGCATTGTCAAGTGGATCACGTGATTACTTCTCAATGGATATAGACGTACCTGGCAACTTTACCTATAACGTAGGTGACCTTGTATGGTGTGAAGTGCCAAAATACGCTGCTACTGAGGCAACCAATGACGCCAAGCTTGACCGTAATGCTGTAACAGATTTATTACTATCAGGTCGTTATCTAATTCAATCACTACACCATCAAGTTGACCTATTAGAACAAAAACACACTACATCAATGACCGTGGTACGTAACGTATTTGCTATAGATTTACCAAACGCAGAAACGTTTAAAGCAAATGCTCATTTCAGATCACAACCTATTGATGTAATAGGGTCGGGTATAGACATAACAACATTAGTCCCATTGAAAAATAAGAACTTAAAGATACCGTCACCACAGATAAGTACCGTAGAAGACATTGCTAAGGCACTAAACGTAGATTTGAGTAGTACAGACTTAAACGTGAAGGATGCCGCTAATAAGTCTATTAACGCCGTTTTAAATAGTACTACTAATAGGGTTTTAGCGAACAAAAACCTTGCAAAAATCAACAATGCCATATTAACAAGAATGTCAGTAGTAGAGAAAATTGCAGAAAAAGCCAAGTTAATCTTTGGCGGTCTTAAATTACCTACAACATCTAATCCAATGGGTAGAGATAGGGTATTAAACAATAACTTTGTAACTAAAGCAATAGTTA